GGAACGGGCAGTCCTATCAGAGATTTCCTATTCAAGCAGTAGGTTTTGCATATCAACGTGGTCAACTACCACGACCAAAGGTAACAATAAGTAATGCAACAGGATTTATGTCGGCTCTTTTAAATAGCATAAATGAAATAACAGTTGGAAATGATCTTACGGGTGCTACATTTACACGAATAAGAACAATGGCTAGATTTTTAGATGCTGTCAACTTTCTAGGTAATACTAATCCCTTAGGCACACCAGATCCCACAGCAGAGTTTAAACGTCAGATATATATTGTGGATCGTAAATCTATTGAAACTAGAGAAATAGTAGAATTTGAATTGGCAGCAGCGATTGACATGGCAGGAATACGAGCACCAAAAAGACAGTGTACTCGTGCTTTGTTTCCTTCTATTGGTACGTTTAATCAATGACTTGGCGAGATGATGCGTTGGTTCATGCGAAA